TTAACGACTCCCGAAAACGGAGCATTTGAATATGATGGCACAAACCTATATTTTACAGTAGGGGGCGTGCGAAAGACAGTAGTATTACTTTAAAACATAAATAATGGAAACAACAACACCACAAGGAGTAGCAATTGAACCAGTTGTATACCCACTTAACGCAGGAACGGCAACGCAAATGTCCGTATTAGTTCTTAACTTTACAACTGAGGCAACGACTTGCACAACGTACTGGCAGCTCCTAACGGAAGACGGAAAAGTAGTAGCAGATGACAACTACGATTTAACACCTGAGCAGTTCGCAGCATGGGGTACTGACAACAACGTAGTGAATGAGTATGTAGCTGAGGCTATCGGGGTTACAATTATTTCGTAACTTTGTGCTATGATAAAATTAAATGAAACTCAAATAAAGCAGATCGAGGCACTGATTGCCGAGATGCCAGGTAAATTCGCAATTGCGCTATTAAACGTTTTAAATGAAGCAGCTAACAATAATTCTGCTGACGCTAACGATGATAGCGTGCAGCCCGAGGACTAGATTTACTAGACTTATTACCAAACATCCAGAGTTAATAACTACTGACAGTGTCACCATTCACGACACCGTTAGAGTTGTTGTGCCTGAGGTTAAGGTAGACACAGTTGTGAAGGTGAATGATTTGCTAGATACCATCTTCTTAGAGAAAGAACAGCTCAAGGTAAAAGTATGGATGAAGGGCGATCAGGTTTTCATCGAAGGTAAGTGTGACACTGTATACGTAGAGCAGATAATTGAAAGGCGTATACCTGTTAGGTATTACGAGAAGACACCATGGTGGAAGAGGCTGCTAAATAACTTGTTGCCGATTTTAATTATCTTTGCTATAGTTTATTTTGTTTACCGATTTATCAAGAGATGATGCAAGAGTTGATTCAGTTTGGCATGGTTACAGCCATCGCTATTATAGGATATTTTTTAAAGATGGTACATTCAGATGTTCGTAAAAATACTGAGGATGCTGGAAAGCTCAAAGGCAAAATTGAGTTAGTAGAGCAGGAGTCACGTCTCAAATATCAGGCCATCCAAGAGCAGACTCAACTTGAAATCAAGAACTTGGCAAGAAGCGTAGCTGAACTATCAGACGCAGTAAAGCAACTAATAATTAATAGATAATGGATACAGTATCAACAGCACCTGACTTTGGTGTATTCTCACAACTATCTGAGTACGGTCCACTAGGACTCGTCGTATTGGCATTAGGCTATGTGGCCTGGTTATTCATCAAAAGACATTTAGACAACAAGTAATGTCATTCGGTCCATTTGAAGTATTAACGCAGTATGGTGTCCTAGGATTTGCAGTATTAGCACTTGGCTACCTATGTTGGATGTTCCTTAATCGTTTAATGCAGAGCGAGGACAATCTTAAGGCAAAGGTAAATGAGCTAGAGGGTGAGTATCGCGAGAAGCTTGACAGCAAGCTCACAGAGAGCACTGAGAGTTCCAAAAGTCTCAAGGAGATAGTTCTGATGTTCTTAAGTAAGAAATGAAACGTAAGCTCATCATTGTAGGCTCTCTATTTATTATACTTGTGGTAGCGCAAGTATTATCAAGCGGACACGGTCACGTTGTCGTAGTTGAGGATAACATACAGCTGACAGGGGAGAACAAGAAGCTAACGAAGAGCGTGAGCACATTAAAGGCGGCAAACAAGCAACTGACAGAAGACAAGGCCAATCTTGAGAATATGGTATCTGAGGTCATAGGAGACCTAGACAGCACCAAGTCGGTTGTAAAAGATATTAAAAAAGAACTAGATAATGAAAAAGATATTGTTCGTAGTCAGTCTACTGGTAAGCAATTTGAGTTTCAGCCAATCACGTTACCCACTTCAGACGGTAATTGATGGCGATTCAGTTGTCATACTAACCAAGGCACAGGCTGATACCATAAACGCAATATTCGAAAATCAGAAGGCTAGGATTGCAAGATTTAAGTCCGATGTAAAGACAAAGGACTCTATTATATCAGTTAGGGATACAGTGCTTATGTTCTACAGCCAACAGGTCGTTCAGTACAGAAACGTGATTGATCTACAGATTGTGCGTGAAGATAAGTTAGACACCATACGTCAGTGGCTTGAGAAGAGAGCAATTGAGGGCGCTTGGATATACTACTCATATATCAACAATGAGATAGTAGCCGTAGACCTCTCTGACTATGTTGTAAGGAAGGATGACTATACGGGTGATATAATGTTCTTTAAGAGAACAGAAGACTGCCCTGCTGACGATAAACAAAAAGAACCGCCTGTTGGTTGGCACTACGATGTGGTAAAACCAAAAAGACCTAAACTAAATATTTTTAAACTATGAAAAAGTTTTTTAGAGAGTTAATCTCAGACGATAATCAAATTAACGAGCAGGCCTTTGTTGGTGTTATCTCGTTTTTCGCAATGGTGTTTGTCTTATTGACAGATGTAATCACCGGTGTAATTGGTAACGAATTAGTCATCAAGGAATTTATCTTTGATGGATTTATGTTACTAACTTTGGGGGCGTTTGGCATCACAACTGCCGGACGTATTATGAAACTTAAAAATAAAGATAAAGATGCAACTGAGTAAAAATTTAGCACTAGCAGAAGTAACACGTAGCGAAACTGCAAAACGTAAAGGCATTTCTAATATGCCTACACCTGAGCACATTGAGAACTTCAAGAAGTTGGCTGAGAACGTATTCCAACCTATCCGCGAACACTTTGGTGTTCCTATTCACATCTCATCAGGCTACCGCTCTGCTGCTTTAAATAAAGCTATTGGTGGAGCAGGTAAAACAGTTAACGGTGTTTATATTCCATCATCACAGCATTGTACAGGTGAAGCGATTGATATTGACATGGATGGTACAGCTATTACCAATGCTCAAATCTTCCATTTTATCAAGGACAACCTAAACTTTGACCAATTGATTTGGGAATTTGGAACTGACACAAATCCTGATTGGGTTCATGTATCTTATGAGTCTACCGGCAAGCAGCGCAAGCAGATTCTTGTAGCTAAGCGCGTGGGTGGCAAGACAACATACGTCCCTTACAAATGATTGTAGCAAATTGGACACCAAGTACTAAGCATAGCAGTCTAACAAGGGCTGCTATCTTGGTATATAATATTGTCAGAGATGAGAAACAAACTAGCAGGAACTAAGACAGGTTCATCAAAGAGTGCCAAGTACTATCAGTCAAATCCTGAGGCGAGAGCCAAGAAGGAGAAGTATGACAAGGAGTATCACTCTACAGATGAGCGTAAGGAATACCGTGCCGGGCTCAATAAAGAGAACCGTGAGCGTGGTACCTATGGCAATGGGGATGGTAAGGACGTATCACACAAGTCGCGCACGCGTACACGTATGCAGTCTCAATCAAAAAACCGCGCTGATAAGAAGCGCTCATTTTTCAAGTAATGAAACAATTTGCACTTACTTTTGCTGCGCTGCACCTACTCTTTTCGTGCTCGTCAAGCTACCACCTAAACAAGGCCATAAAGAAAGGATACCGATGCGAGGAGGTCTCTGATACAATTCAGATAACTTCAATCGACTCAATTCCTGTCATTGTGCACGACTCAATTGTGTGGGAGAAGGTCTTGGTACAAAAAGACACAATCATTCGCTACAAGCAAAGTATTGTACCTAAAACAAGGCTTGAGATAAGATTGGATAAGCGCAAGTTTAGCGATAGCCTCAAGACACTTAGAAGGATGTACTCTGACAGCTTAAAAGCTGACGTTAAAATGCATCGTGACAGCTTAAAGGCTAATGTCAAGTTGGTTAAGAATAAAAATAGACAAAAGAAAAAGAACGGATACAACTTTTTCTTTTTAGGTTTAGGTATGGGTGCGGCACTTACATTCTTTGCGAGATATGTTGCTAGTGAAGTATTCAGGAAATAATTATTTAATAAATTGTATCTTTGTACAAATCAAATCCAATGAAAATAGAAAAATTTTTAACTAAGGAGGAGCTAGAGGCTACTCAAGGAATGCACAACGAGTTTAACAAGCTAAAGATTCAGCTTGCTGACGTTGAGCTACAGAAGCATGGTCTATTAAAGCATATTGATATGCTAAGACTAGAGTTTCAGCAACATGAAAAAGGTCTAATGGACAAGTACGGTGAGGATGCTGTAATCAACCTTCAAACCGGAGAGGTCACAAAAAAATAAGAAATGGGAAAGATTAGCAGCTACGCAATTGATTCAACGCCAAACCTAAGCGATAAGCTTATTGGTACTGATGTGGATAACTTAAATTCCACAAAGAATTTTACTGTTGGTCAAGTTGTATCATTGGCTAATGCTAATATTATATTCAATCAAGTATTGAATGGTTCGTCAACGGTTGCTCAAGCTCCGTCTGCCTTAAACACTCCATTGATTGTATCTTTTGGCGCTGCTCAAGGAGGTCCTTCAACTGATATTGAGCTTCAGGCAGGTGGAAAAATTATATTCAATACCTCAGGGCAGTACTTCATTAACGCATATGGAAATGTTGAGCGTCAAGGGTCATCAGGTGGTACTGCTGTTGTTTTGTTCCGTGCGCTTTTGAATGGCACTCAAATATCAACGACTAAGGGATTTCGCTTAGATACACCAAACTTACCTGACCCGTATGAGGTTACTATTCCTTTCTACGCAAATGCAGGAGATATATTTTGGTTTGAGATTATGCGTGACTCATCAGGAACCAATGCAGGTGGTATATACCCACACACAAACTTGGGCGGATGGTCTAATGTACCATCATCTCAAATTCAAATTTGGAAATTAAATTAAATGGAAATCAGGAAGATATCGGTTGGCCCGGACTATAAGGGTGGAGCGATGCATTACATTGTTGGTCAGAAAGTACTAGGTGATACTCAAGATATTCACCTCATCAAGTACGATGACTATAAGCAATCAATTAAGATTTATATTGCCAATGATAAGAATGAGATTGTCCTTTGGAAGGAGTTCAACAATACCGTTCCTGTTGCCATTGAGTACAATATAAATATCTAATGCAATCACCGTTCTACTTTATCACTAAACCACTTAAGGGAAAGAGATACAATAACACCAAGGAGATTGGTGGTATCGACCTTATTATAAGTACCTCAGAAGAAGACCACAGGTTCTCAAACAGAGAGGCTGAGGTTATCGAGGTGCCACTAGGCTATGAGGGACCTATAAAGCCCGGGCATAAGCTACTTGTTCATCACAACGTATTTAAGTTCTACAACGACATGAAGGGTCGTCGCAAGAGCGGTAAGAGCTTCTTCAAAGAGGATATGTTCTTCATCGAGCCCGACCAATTCTATATGTTCCATGACGGTGAGTCTTGGATGGCATACGACAAGTACTGCTTTGTTGAGCCTGTCAAACCCGAGGACTCATACATCTATAAACCACTAAGCGAAGAGCCACTG